CACGACAGTAAAAAACTAAGTAGTTACCTCCGGGAGACTTTTGCCGGAGGTAACATAACTAAAGAACAGTATTTTGAAATATGTCGACAAATGGGCAAAGAGCCTGTTGAGGAAGATATTCCTATTGAACCAGGAGATTTATCTTTAGAAGCTCAACAGGCTCTTATGCTATTTTCTGTATTACCAGATATGATAGAAGGTATGAATGGTATTTGGTTAGGTAAAAGTTTCTCTGGTATAGGAGACATTTTTGATTTTTACGAAATAGAAGATAGACGAGAGGTATTTGAACTGCTAACATATATTATTAATCAGTATATGCAGCATCACGAAAACTTAAGATCAAGGAGACAGAGTGGCTAGTATTATAAATACTATAGTAACTAAATCAACTACACAAGGTTTTCCGCAAACCGGACAACAAATAGACGAACTTAGTAAGAAACAAACCAGACTTGCTAATCAGTCTACCAATACTGGTCGCGAATTTGCTTCTCAGGCTAGCGGTCTAGGAGGACTAGTCGCAGCTTATGCAGGCGCCGCCGCAACTACCTTTGCTTTACAACAGTCTTTTAGTGCTCTTAGTGCTGCCGCTCGTTCTCAAGCCTTAGTAGAGGGTGTAGGTTCTTTAGCGCAGTCTCTTGGACAAGACGGGCCAAAGATCATATCTTCAATTAAGTCAATAACTCGTAACCAGTTATCTCTAACTGAAGCTGCGCAAAACGCAGGTATTGCTTTGTCTGCGGGACTTGGAGGAGAGCAGATTGATCAATTAAGTGATATTGCTACTAGAGCTTCTAAAGCTCTTGGTAGAGACCTTACCGACTCTTTACAGAGACTTGTACGAGGCGTAGGTAAATTAGAGCCTGAACTTTTAGACGAACTTGGTATTTTTACTCGTATAGAGCCTGCAGTAGAGCGCTACGCTACAAAAGTAGGAAAGGCAGCCTCGACTTTAACTAACTTTGAACGTCGTCAGGCTTTTGCCAATGCTGTTATCGAAGAGGGAACTAATAAGTATAGAAACGTAGATACTTCTATCTCAGATAGCTCTCAGAATCTTAATAGATTAGCAGCTAATTTACAAGATTTAGCTATTAAATTAGGACAAATATTAACTACTATTTTAAATCCCATAGTTGAATTTTTTAATAAAGATGTAACCAATCTAGCAGGTTTAGCAGCTATTATCGGATCTTTGATATTTTCTAAATTAGGTCAAGTTACGAGAGAGGGAGTTGCTTCTTATACTAAATCTATCCAAGGTGCTGCCGCTACAACAACTAATTGGTTAACTAGAGCTACTGGAGAATTTAAAGGTTTTACCAAATCAATAACAGAGGCTCAAGTAGCGGCCGATAAACTATCTAGTCAAAGTTTTGCAGGACCTAGAGATATACAAAAACAAACAAGAGAAACACTGGGGCTACTGGCCCAGGGCCCTGCTCCTGCAGATCTTCCAAGAATTAGACAGGCACTAGATGCTCAGATAGCTGAACAAGAAAAATTACAGGCAGGTAGAAGGGCTAAAATAGCTCAGCTACAAACAGCAATACAAACTATACAACCAGCAGCAGGAGGCACTTTAACTCCTCAGCAAACCGCGCTTATAGCAGATCGTCAAGAAAAAATTCAAGAGACAAATGAAAAGATAGCTAAAACAAATATTATTACAGCTCAACTAACAGAAACTAATAGTAAATTAGGTCAGTCCTACAGTGGGCTGAGTGGTGCTGCACAAAAAACAGGTGGAGCTATTAATGCTATAGCAACTGGCTTTCAGTTTCTAGGTAGAATTGCAGGCGGTACTTTGACACTATTAGGACGTTTTGTAACGGTTTTTGCTATCTTAGATATAGCAGGTACTTTATTTTCAGCTATTACTGGTTTTCCTAACCTTTTCGGTATTGCTATAGAATATGTAGCAGAAAAAATACAGAAATTTATAGAAAGTTTAAACTTAGGTAGAAAAACAAATGATGCTTTTGCCTCATCCTTTTTAACACAAGGAGACGCTATTCGAGCATCTGCTACCAATATTGAAAATTATAATAAAGCTTTTAGTGAGGCTAATAAACTTACTACTAAAATTACCTCTACTGGTATTGATCAAAATACACGAAGATTTCAGGATATAGAAGCCGCTTCTCGGGCAAGACTAAGAGAAATAAGAACTCAAACCACAATGGCTAGACAAGCTCGTCCAGGCCAAGGAGCTGCAATTGGTGAAGAGTTTAGAGCAGCCAAAGAAATTGCTGAAAGAGAAAGAATTCAAGCGATAAATACTGAAACTACACAAGTTATGAGAAACCAGATAGTTGCACAATATGCAAGAGATAGAACAGCTCTTGAGAGACTAGCAATCAAAGAACAAGATAAGGATAAAATAGAACAATATAGATTAACCATAAAAATATTAGAAGATCAAGAAATACAATACTTAAAATATTTTGATAGTATAGTTGGAGCATATGGGTATGCAAATCAAACAATATTAAATAATAATAAAAAGTTAGCAGAAGAATTCCAAAAAAGATTAAGTATTGGACCTACAGAAGCTGTAGATCAGATAGTAAAATCTTATGCAAGAGTCGATGAAGCGGGTAATGTTACTATAAGACAAATAGGAACTGATGGGAAAACCCTTAGTACTACGTTAGATAAAATAGCAAAAGGAGGTTTTACAGTCTTTGAATCTGCTGCAGTAAATTCAAATTTAGCTATAAATAGGCTAACTAAGGATATGATGTCTGGGGCAGTCTCCGCTGATACTATATCTGCCGGTATTTCCAATCTCAAAAGAGAATCTAATCTTTTGAATAAAGAATTAACAAAAGCTGATGGAGGTCCTATTAATAATGAGCAGTTTCAAGGCTTACAAAAAACTATAGACACATTTACCATATTAAGAGATAGACTTGCTTCTGTCGAGGTAGTTACAAAAGACCTTAAAGATTCTTTTACAGGTGCTATTCAAGCTGCAGGAGCTCTTGTTAGAACAGGAGCAGTTTCTGCTACAGGTCAGATAGCTCTTACAGGAGATCAACAAAAAACAAATCAGTTACAGTTCTTATCTAAGATAGTAACCGTTAATAATAAACTTAGCGAGCTAGAAGCAGATAGGCAGCAAAAATTATCTGAAATAAATAGTTTATTGAACATTCAAGAAGAGTCAGAAAGAAATAGTGGCACTCTTACTACCGAGCAAGCTTCTAAGTTAATTGAAGCTCAGATGTCTTATGCGATATTAAACAAAGAGATAGAAAACGCAAATAATCAACAAAAGGCTCTTACTGGTGAAGCTGTAGTTTTTACTCGCCAGATGGAAGACTTAAGAGTTACAACAGAGCGTAGAACTCAAGAGTTAAAGAATCAACTAGAGATACAGATACAACAAAATACCGTCGCTAGAGTGCAAGCTGACAATGCTCTTCAAAATTTAAAAGATCAGATATCTGCTACTAAGCAAAGACTTAATATAGAACTAACTGCAGCTCGTGGAGAAGCAGGTGTCAAAAGATTAGAAAAAGAAAAAACCCTTTTAGAGATTGAAGTAGCTAAAATCGAAAGAGCAAAACAGCTTTTAGAAGTTCGACAGCAGCTAAGAGATGTAGAAGCAGAGAGTCTCAAGATTTTTATAGCTGGTAGAGCCCAACAGCAGCTATTACCTGTAGAGGCAAAGTTAGGCCTGGGCGAAGCTTTTGCTGGATTAACTAACCCTCAAGCACAAGAACAGCTTCAATTCCAAAAACAGATTATTGAATTAGAATCTGCATTGTCACAAACTGTTGTAGATTATAACAATGCTGCTCAGAAAAATCTTGAAGCAGCACAAAAAGAAGTAGATAGTGCTACGAAAAAAGTCCAGGTAGCACAAAAAGAAGAAGAAATTGTTAAAAGAAGAGGTCAAATAGAGGCTGCTAGAATACAGGCCGAATATGAATTGCAGAGAACAGAAAATATAAATAGAGTTAGTTCTTTAACTAGAGAAGATACCCTTGCTGAAGCTCAACAAACCTTGGCTATTACACAGATACAATCTCAAGCAGCGATACAAAAGTTAGAACTTGATCTTGTTGAAGAAAGAGCTAGACAAATTGCTGCACAGGCTGAGATATTTAGAAACCATTCTGAAGCAATAGCTGATGTTTTTGCTAAAGATCAAGCCATTAGAACTGTGCAAGTACAAAGACCAGATCTAAGATTAGGAACCGCTGCGTTTACTACGGAAGTCGAGAAAGTATCGTCTGATTTTAATAAGAGCATACGATCAGCTATAATAGTAGGCACAAACTACGAGGCTAATGTGGGAGAACAAAGAAAAGTAATAGAAGACACAACAAATGCACAACTACAAGGTATAAGAGAATCTACAGCTGCGGGAATAACTCAAAGAGCCACCGAAAGACAAGGTCTATATGAGCAAAACAGATTACAAGAGCAAATTAGAGACGCTAGATTAGGCGGCCTAGCAGAGGAAACCGCAACAGCAACTGCCAGAGCAAAGGATGCTACACAAGCTGCCCGAGATGAAAAAGTGTTAGCCGAAAATCGTTTAAATATTAGAAAGACGGAGCTGGAAACCGATAAAGAGAGACTTAATCAACAGAGAGAAAGACAAGAAGCTGAGTTAAGATTTTTAAATCGAGTAAAAGCTCTTAAAAGCGATAATCTTTTTGTAGCTTTAGCAGATTCTATAGATATTTTCAGAAATAAAACTACAGATTTTATTACTACAATGCTAACAGATGTAATAAACGGAACTAAGACAGCTAAGCAGGTATTTAGAGACTTTATGTTTAGCCTTGTTACTGAGATTCAAAAAGCTATAATTAAGAAAACAGTAGCAGAACCTATTTCAAATGCTCTTGCTGGTGGGTTAAGCTCTGGACTTATGGGAGCTACTGGTAGGGCCGGCTTATTTAGTGGGATTAGTACTAGTATAGGTAGATTTTTTACAGGAACTACTTTAATGACCTCAAATGCACCAGGTGCTACCTCTACTGCTTTACAAGATTCTGGAATGGCAACGGGCGGACCTGTAAAATACATGGCCGCTGGCGGATATGCGGGTCTAAGAGACCGAGTTCCCGCACTATTGGAACCTGGTGAGTTTGTCATTCGTCGTCCAGCCGCTATGGCCATAGGAGGACAAACCCTTAATCAGATGAATGCAACTGGACAAACTGCTCCAGGAAATGTTATGGTAAATGTAAATAATCAAGGAACCTCACAAGAAGTAGTGGGAACTCCGAAGGTATCTGTAAACGGAAGAGATATGATAGTAGATATAGTAGTAAGAGATATTCAGAATAACGGTCCAATTCGTAAGACCTTGAGAGGTATGTAATGGTATCCTATTATCCTAGTGGAGCAAATGTATCCCCAGATAACTATTCCATAGTAAGTAGTGTTACCTATACTTCTACAGGTTTGACTACTAGTTTTAATATAGGCCGCTATGTCGGCACTCCGGCCGAAGTCGCTATAGTAGTTGACGGAATAGTTCAGGCCTATAATAGTTATACTCTATCTAATAATAAAGGAACGGTTAATTTTATAGTAGCTCCAGGCGCTACGAGTCTAGAGATAAAAACTTTAGCAGTGCCAGATTTTCTGAAAATAACTAAAGATAGTCTTCAGATCTCTCCTATATTTTATAGTAATAGCTCAGTTCTTAGTTATAATGGAAATAATTATCAGATAAATGGGTCTAGAACTGCATGGGCTATCACAGGAACTCCTGCTGAGGCAAATCAGATGATGGTATCTGTAGACGGTGTCGTTCAAAATCCATCAGCATATACTTTTCCAAGTTCTACCTTAGGTAGTTATGGTATAGATATATCTCCGGCACTAGCTTCAAATGTTGCTAATTTAGATATCCGAGTTTTTTCCGGCACCTCTACGCAAGTAGAAAGATTTACTACTATGTCTGATAGAAAACCAGATCGTGGCTTCTCTACTGATAAACAATTTGATACTTTAACTTTCGAGAGTCAGGCAGGATATGAGACTAGACGTCTGCGCAGTCGTCGTCCTCGTCGTAATTATAATCTTACCTATACAAACATATCTGGAGTTCATAAAATAGCTATAGATAATTTCTATAATGCTAGAAGTGGTGATTATGAATCTTTTGTATTCGATCTTAGCCATATTAATGATAGCGGCTCTGTAACTGTTCGTTTTGACGGTCCTGTTCAGACTACTCATGTGGCTAGTTCTGGATCACAACCTTCTCAAAATTTCTATACTGTTAGCATGAAGCTAAAAGAGGTATTTAGTTAATGACTTCTAGAAACTACGACTACATATTAAAAGTAAATACAACTACAGGGTTTAAGGCCGGTAATACTATTATAGGCGTTACTTCTCTAACAGAGGCAATCATAGCCAATGTAGATGTAGCTACTAGTAATATTAAGGTAAAACTATCTAATACGATTGCTGAATTTCATGTTGGTGAACAGATATTTAGTAACTACATAGTTAAGACTACTAGTTCTAATACTCATGACATAGGCAACACTACTTCTACTTACACTCAACAAACTACAGGAACTGCTACGGTCAGCGCTATTAATGTTAGCCGGTTTATTAAAGAGAAGAATAGTTTTGAGCAAAAGCCGCTGGTTAGACTATATACTATATATTATCCTGGAGAGTGGTATCCTACTAATGAATATGGTAATCCAAGTGGAGACGGAGCAGGACTTGTCTGGCCTTATAGTTTTCCATTTAAATTCGCTGAAATTCGCGGAGATTATATCTCAGACATAAACTATAGAGTTCATATGGGTGGTCAGGAGTTTATACCATATCCTATTAACAGCGGTGTCTTAAGCACAGATTCGTCTGGTAAAATAAATGACCTATCTATTACAGTATCTAACTTTGATAATCTTATAGGATCTCTTGTAGAAAACCCATTTCTTGTAGGTAATAATAGTACAGGATCTACCACTGCTTATGTTAACGGAGAATTAGTAAACGGCATAGATCCTAGAACAGTTCCTTCACATGGTAGTTACGATGCTAGCGTAAGGGAAGCCAGAGGACTTAATGCAGCATTTGATTATGATTCCACTTTATCTACAGGAGGGACTTGGACTAGGTTAAAACAAGATTCCAGAGATTTACTTGGCGCTGTTGTAGAGATAAAAACTACTTTTGCCAATTTTCTCGATGTATGGCCTGAATACAGCACCGTATCTAATGAATTTTATAATGGATCTTCAAGTAATTTAATTAATATGATAACTACTTTACCTTATAGAGTAGGAGATATTATTACCAATAGTGTGACAGGTTCTAATAAATTTGAAATAGTAGCTATTAATCACCCATATCTAGTATGTAATACAGATGTAGGCGCTAATTTTATACCAGGATCTAACGTATTTATAGTAAATCAAGAACGTGATTCTGAAAACTATGTGCTAGATACTTTTAAAATTGATAGTCTTAGTGAATTAAATGAGCAAACTGCAACATTTTCATTAACCAGTTGGTTACAGTATTTTAAATTACAATTACCTAGACGTAAATTCTATAAGAATGTTTGTCCTTGGGTGTATAAAGGAAGTGAATGTCAGTATCCTACTGGCGGAACAGGTCTCATACCTGGATCTAACACTTTAATTGTATCTAATGGAACTTTATTAGCAGACGGAGCTACTGCTAATGGATTTTTTAATATTCGTAATGAAACTGTACACACTTTATCAGAAGACATATGTGCTAAAAATTTACAGGCTTGCGAACTGCGCGGTAATCAATTTCATTTTGGAGGATTCCCTGGTACAGGAGGAACTTTACCAAGATAATGGATTGGACTACATACTTATACCTGCCCTATGAAAGTTATAACTGTTTGACTCTTATAGAGAAGATATGTGAAGATCAAGGATACCATATTCAAGGTATCGAAGAGATGGCTCAGTATCATTTCAAACATAACTGGGGCTCTTCAGTATCTTACGAAGATATAGATAGATTTATTACGCTTAATCAAGCAAAATTAGTAAATCTTTCAGATATACAAGAATTTGATATTATTCTTTTTAAATTGCGAGATATTAGACCACAACATTTCGGTGTTTATATTGGATTAAATAGATTTATTCATCATAGAAAATACATAAAAATTGATGAACTTAATCAAGAATATAGAGATAAGATAAAGTATATAATTAGATGGAAAGATATTTAAAATACGAAGGATTTCCCTATAAACATTTAGGAGATAATCCAGATACAGGTATAGATTGTTTTAATCTCGTTCGATGGGTATATAAACACGAATTATGTATAGAGATATCTCTATCTACTGCAGATTTTTGTAGTAATCCAGAAGAAAAATGGTATATAGAAACTAATAACCATTTGTTTGGTAAGCCTAGTGCTGAGAGAGCTGGGTTTAGGTCTGTTAAAACTCCGAAAGAATACGATATGATTATTATGTCTATTGGAACTACCAATATTGCTAATCACTGCGCTCTCTATCTTGGTAAAGATAAAATTCTACAAACTATGATAGGTAATAACAGTTGGATAGCTCCTTACGGTAGATATTATAAACAATATACGGTGGATATTTATAGATGGCATCAGTTTTAGAAAAATTAAAAGATCAAATGACTACTCATTTTATTAATGAGTATCCTAGGGAGGCATGCGGTATAATAACTACTGACTGGGAGTATGTGCCTTGTAAAAATATCAGCGGATCTCCAAAAACTAATTTTATCTTAGATCCTGTTAGTTTATTACAATATGAAGATACTACGTGGGGTATAGTTCACTCTCATCCAGGAAGTGATAATCCTATACCTAGCGAAGAAGATATGGCTAGTACGGTTTTCGACTGCTACAAGTTTATAGTAGGGTTCAATAACCGTTTCTATATTTATTGGTATGATAAAAAACTAAAATCTCTTATGTATGAAGAGTTAGAAGAGCGACATCTTGTCTAGTGTAACTGTATCTTTTCATAAAAGTCTATTACCTTATACCAACGGCGTCAAACAAGTAGAGATGACAGCCGACGCTATTTATTTTTTATTTTTAAACTCTTTAAATCTATTCCCAGAGCTGGAACGTTTAGTAAAACACGTTAAATTCAGCTCTTTAGAAGAGATAGCTATAGTTCATAATAATCGCTATCTATCTAATGAAGAATTTTTATTTTTAGCTAAAGAAGGTGAGATTTATTATTTAGTTCCTGTTTTTAAAGGAAGTGGAGTAGATCCTCTATCTGCTTTTGCAGTAAGTTTTGTATTATCTACCACAGTCTCTTTATTACAAGGTGCTAGTTTAGGACAGGCGCTCGTTAGAGGTTTGATTAATGGAGCTTTTGCAGCGGTGGGGGCTTACGGATTTCAACAGTTTGCTACTCCTGTATTAGGAGAAACTATATTAGGTCCTGCTGGACTAGGAACTACAGCTTTTCAAGGAACAGTAGGTTCTTACGTAGCAGCAGGAATAGCTAGTGCAGTTGGAAACATAGTTTCAAATACTCTAGTCCCTATTAAACCTAAAATTAAAAGTATGGATTCTGCTGATTCTGGGGATAGACGTAATAATGATGCTTTTGATAGTCAGATAAATACTATACATCCCAACCAATCTATATCTCTCAACTATGGTATGTTAAGAGTCGCTGGACAGATTATTAGCGCGGATGTAAATAGTATTAGTCATGAAAAAACTGACGTAATTAGTGTGGCAGCTTATGTATAATATTCGTTTTCATAAGTCCTTATTACAACCAGAAGATATAGCTCAAGTAGCTATAAATATTAAAAAAGTATCTGATCTTACTTCTTATATACAAAATTTTTATCCTGCCATAGATAAAACAAAAACACTTCTTCTTACCCAAGATTTCAAACCCTTTCCAGATAGTTGGTTAATGCAGGATGAAATACCAGAAACTCAAACAGGTTGTTTCGTAGTTCCTTTAGTTTGTGGAAATAGTGAACTCCTTGGGTCAATAACAAGCGCTACTTTTGCTCAAGCTTTTACTAGAGCAATAGTAGGAACAGTTATTAGCTTTGCTCTAGGCGCAGTTATACAAGCTATTATGCCTAAGCCAAAAAGATCTGATATAGGTATAACAGATCAGGATAGAAGAAATAATGATGCTTTCGATGGTATAATAAATACAGTTGACAGCAGTAATTCTATACCTTTAAACTATGGTATGTTGAGAGTTGGCGGCCAGATTATTAGTGCGGATGTAAATACTATTAATCACGAAAAAGGTGATGTAATTAATGTATCAAGCTATGTATAAATCTTACTATATTATAAACGGTAGATATGTGCCCTTTATCTCTGGAGGTAAAGGAGGATGCTTCGCGGCAGGAACCCTTATAGATATTCCTGGCGGTAATAAACCTATTGAAGAAATACGAGTAGGTGATATAGTAATTAGCTTTGATCATTATGGTAAACTATCAGAGAATAAAGTCATTCAAATATTCGAGCACGATGAAGATGAGCTAGTAGATATTTCTTTTTGGAATGGTAGTTTTAAAATAACACCTAATCACTGGGTTTTAAATGAGAATATGGCTTTTACAGCTATAGGTAATTTACAAATAGATGATGTCTTAGTTGATAGATTAGGATATTATAGACCTATTATTGGTATTAAAAATATAGGTAAAAGTAAAGTATATAATTTTACTGTAGAAAATGATCATACTTATATAGCCAACGGCATTCGCGTGCATAATAAGGGTGGAGGAAAGGGAGCTTCTCCAGCTCCTGCTGTGGAGGCGCCTAATTCTCTATTTTCTACTGATATTTTCTTCGGCACTTTAGCTTTAGGAGAGGGACCAGTATATCGTATTAATCCTAATGGACCTCAAGATATAGAATTTAACGAATCTACTATAGACGACTTAATAAAAATAGATGGTGATGGAACTGTAAATACTGAATTATTCTATACGGCACAGTCAACAGGGACAGTTACAGGTAAAG